TGTTGGATGAAGCAGCAGTTCTTTCACCTAAGGTTAAAGATAAGGTAGCGTTATCAATTCTTGACATATTGCAAGTACCAGAAGGTTGATGTTCTTCGGGGTTAAGAGCAAATGAGTAAACGTTAACACCATCAGCAGGGGTGTTAGAAAAGTGTTGGCTAGGTTGGACATAGTTGAAGTAGTGACCATCTTGAGATGAGAATCTGTCGTGACCGTTTAATTGTAATTTAGCGGATTGAACAGGGTTTTCAGAACCATCAGCATATAAACCGTAGTTGTTGTGTTGGTAGAATACTCTTGAGAATCTATCTAATAAATCAGATACATGATCAGCAGTTACACCAGCTTTTAATTTATCAGTACTGTTTTTAGATACATCAGCAGCAGTTAAAGTATGTGATAAGACAACTACATTATCTAAGTTAGCTCCGGCTGTACCGTTAGAATCACCAATAACAAGTTGAGCAGTAACTTTAGCAGCTAATGCATCTAAAGTAGCATTACCAGAGGCGGTAGTAGTACCTTGAGTAATTTCATCAGTGTTAGTAGCAGCATTAACTTCAGTAGCACTTGTTAAACCTCTACTAGCTAACCATACAACTTTGGCGAATCTTTCCATATCGATATCACCGTGGTCGTTAAGAGCAACAGTAGATTTACCAGTAGTGTAGTTACCCATTCTTAAAGCCCAGTATAAAGCTTTGCAAGGGTGGTTGAAGTTAAGTCTGAATTTTTCGTTGGCAGTGTTGACAGATTCATCACCAGTGAATTGTAATTGTTCGATCAAGTATTCGTGAGAAGCTTGAGCGAATCTTTTTCTTTCTTCACTATCAAGGTAGACGTAGTCGATCAATAAGATAGCATCTTTGAATTTAACATCAGATCTGGAAGCACCGTTGATGCATTCTCTGACATCTCTGAATTTGAAAGTTACTCTGACATCGTGGTATTGTAAAGCAATTAAAGGTAAAGCTAAACCATTGTTTCTGCAGAACCAGAATTGCATAGGTACGTACATGGTGTATCTGTTTCTAGCATTACCATGGATTTTTCTTACTTCAGGTACGTTACCGACCATTTTATTGTAACCTCTGTCTAAAGAGCTGTTTCTGGCTAATTCATTCCAGATATTTAACCAGTCACCGTAGTGTTCATCAATTTTAGAACCACCAATTTCTACTTTGGCAGATTCAACTAAAGTATGACCAAGGTTTTCTACGAAACCGAATGATTCACCTGCAGCAACTGCTTCTAATTCAACTTTTAAGTACATTTTGGTTACTAAATCACCATTTCTGGAGATATTGCAGGTTACGGTTCTACCGAAATCAGCAGTACCATTGAATGTTTGTTCGATACATTCAGTTGAGAAATTGGTGTGTCTTCTGTAAACTACTTTAAAGAAAGTGATTTGAGGGTTTCCTGTAAGGTAAACATCTTGAGCCCCATAGGCTACTAATTGCATTAAACCTCCTCCCATATTATATTACTATATACATTAAAAAAGATAATTTTTTTAGAATAATTTTTTTATTTTTTTAAAAATTTAATATATTTTTTTTAGAAATAATTTAATAAATAAAACTTATATTTTATAATTAAAAAATAATTTTAGAGTACTTATAGTTCTAAAAAATATTTTATTATATATTTTTCATCTATATTATTAATAAAAAAAACACAAAAAAACAAAAATTCAAAAATGTGAAAATGAATTTTTGTAAAGTTGACTGCGTAAAAAATTAGTATTTATTTAACATTTCTACTATCATTATTTATTTAAGTATGTATAGATGAAATTGAAGAACTAGTAATTTTTATTTTAAAATGATTTAAAGATGTTTCCTTATATATTTGTATTATAACCAATGTCTACCTTTAAATACAAACCCAAGAAACAAATTCATGTAAAAAAAAAGGACGGTAGCGTTAGTACTACATTAGATGTCAAACATCGTGAAAAGATGAATTATTTTGAAAATAAAAAAACAGAAATACCAAAGCTTATGGTGAAATTAAAAAAATGCAGATTAGAGCTAGAATCATATAATAATAAAGGTTATGATGAATTTAGTATGTCTGACATTGGCAGAAAATCAGAATTAAAAGATCAGATTAAAGATATTGAATTTGAGATTAACAACATTAATAATAATCAAGAGGAACTTGAATATTATGACAGTACTCTGAATGTAATTTGTGATTATTATAATTTAATTGAGGATGATGATCATGCTAAAAAGAAAAAAACCGTAGACTCGGGTGTTAGTATTATGGCTTTCCTTAATAAAAAAAATGAAGAGCCTAATAATAGTAGCGAAACTAATGATAAAAAAGATGATAAGATTATTAATAATAGAGCATCTTTATATGAATCATACTTACTATTAACTAATGGTTATTCTAATAAAAAAAAAGATTATTGTTGTATAAAATATTGTCCACAATGCAATATAGAAAAAGTACTATCTCATAGTGATGGTATGTACATTTGCACTGAATGTGGTAATTGTGAAATGGCTATTGTTGATAGTGATAGACCAAATTATAAAGATCCAACTAAGGATACTTCAACTTATGCTTACAAACGTATTAATCATTTTAATGAATGGCTTAATCAGTTTCAAGCTAAAGAATCTACAGAAATTCCTAAAGAAGTTTATGATTCTATTTTAGCTGAAATTAATAGGTTAAGAATTATTAATTTAGCTATTTTAACTCCTGAAAAAATGAGAAAGATTCTTAAAAAATTAAGATTAAATAAATATTATGAACATATACCACATATTATTAATAAATTAAATGGTTTACCACCTCCTAAATTATCAAGAGATACAGAAAAACAATTAAGAAGGATGTTTAGAGAAATTCAAGAACCATTTGCTATACACAAACCTAAAGATAGAAAAAATTTTATTAGTTATTCCTATATATTACATAAATTCTGTGAATTATTAGAATTGGATGAATTTTTACCCTGTTTTCCTTTACTTAAATCCCATGAAAAATTATCACAGCAAGATAGAGTATGGAAAAAAATATGCAATCATTTAAATTGGGAATTTTATCCTAGTTGTTAAAAAATTGAATTATTATTATTATTGTTATTATGAAAATTATTACCATATTTAATAAAAAATGGGAATTTTTGATTATTGTTGCATAATAGAAGGTGAATCGTGTTGCTTAAGAGATAGCAAAGGACAGGATTGTACTTTTGGATCTGTATATTTAGTTAATAAAAATTTAACTAAAAAAATATTAGCAGAATACAGTGGATATGGTTATGTATATATTGAAGGGATTGAAGTATATGATTTGGGAAATGATTATGATGATGATCCTAAAATAAAAAAATCATATATAGCATGCACAGAATGTGCTAAAAATATAGAAAAAATAGTTGATAAATTTGATGATTTATCAGATGATGAAAGTATTGAAGTTATTAAAAAAAAGAAATTAGATTATTTAGAAAAAGAATTAAATAATTTAATTATAAGAAGAGAACAAATAAATAAGCTTATTAAAAAATCAAGGAAAGATATAGAAAAAGAAAAAGGAAAGATATAGAAAAAGAAAAAGAAAAAATATAATATCGCCAATTTTAATCGGGTCATTCCTATATTTCTTATTATTATTTTATTTTCTAAAACCCTTATTAAATCCTTTTGGTACAATTTGTTGTTGACTTTTAGTTCCTGTACGTCATGGTTTTATTCTTTTACGATGACCATAATTTTTTTGATTTTTTTCAATATAATTATTTTGATGTGAAGAATTATTTTTTGTATTTTTTTTTGTATTCGGTTCCAAAAAATCTTCAATTGAAAGTGGTTTAGATATATTAATATTATTCATTTTATATTATTAATATATTTTAATGTTTAAGTAAATTAATTTATAGGCTTCTTGTTGGAATTGATAAGCCTAAAGATGATGTACCTATAGCAAAACCAGCACCTTGTCTAGCTGCTTCTGATACACTAGGAGCATACATATCTAAAATAGCAAATACACATGCAGCAGTTATAGCAATCATAATGATTTCTCTAACTTCTATAGTTTCTTTTGGAATATATCTGGCAGCTACAGCAACAGCAAGCCCTTCTAAAGTATATTTAGCAGCTCTTTTAAGAACTTCTCCGAAATCTAAATTAAAATTGGATTTAAATGATTCTATATTATTTTTATTCATTTATATAATACTTTTAAAATAGAAAATAATTTCATATATTTAAAACTGCCGTGTAGATATCAACCCATAATGATCAATAAATATTTATAATTTTTAAATGCATGAAATTAGATTATGGGAACCATGTTTCAATAAAAAATTTAATACTGATATTTTTATAAGAATTTTTTCATATTGTGACCCAACCCTTAGAAATGTATGTAAATTATGGAATAGTATAATTTTAAAAAATAATTATTTATGGGGGACGTGGTATCGTCATAAATGGGATAACATAATTCAAGATAAAACATATTTACAAAATTATTATAAAATGTCTAATTTAGATTATAAATGGTTTAATGATTTATACAAAAAAATTATTTTTTATGAAAATTCATGGATTCTTGATTCAAAAATGGATAATGATAAAATAATTACAGCATCTAAATGGGGTATAATTAAAATATGGAAAATAAATGATTTATTAAATTCATTTGTTAAACCTTTGGTTTATTCAGGACATTTAGGGCCAATTAATTCCTTAGATTTTAATGAAAAAATAATAGTTTCTGGATCACAAGATGGAACTATTAGAATTTGGGAATATGATGATCATAATTATAAAACTATGTTGACTCATCATACAGATGAAATATGTTTTGTTAAAATTTATAAAAATAAAATTTATTCAGGATCTAGAGATAAAACTGTAAAAATTTATGATTTAGAAACAGGAGAAATAAAAATATTATTAGGTCATAGAAATTCGGTATGGACTATTGATTTTGATGAAGAAGATAATATTTATACAGGCTCTTTAGATGGGACATTTAAATTTTGGGACAATAAATCTTTAGAATGCAACAGAACTGAATTAGTTAATAGATTTTGTGTTTTAAAATTATTATATCATAATGGATATTTATTTATTGGATCATGGAATGGAACTATTGAAATTTGGAAGGATTTTAAAAAAATTTACAGTTTAAGTGTAAATAATACTTTTATTAGTAGCTTAAAAATTATAAATGATAAATTAATTATTTCTGGATATGAGGATAATATTAAAATTTATAAAATACTTTATTATCCTAAAGTAAATCTTAGATTAAAAAATATAATTCAAGGAACAAAAATTACTTCAATTTCTGCTACAAACAATAAATTATTATCTACAAATTCAAACGGTCAAATTATTTTTTACAATTTTGATATTTAAATAATAATATATAAAGAATTACCTAATTATGTTATAACATAATAAAGATGAGTGATAAAATAGATTATCTAACTGAAGATAAACCTCTAACTAACCAAAAATTTGTATGCTTATCCTTCTTGTCACCTGAAGGAGTTTCTAATTGTAAAATTAGAGGTTTGAAAGTAAGAGGAGTATATGAAACATATGAAGAAGCTACTGAAAGAGCTAAACTTTTAAGAGATACTGATAAACATTTTCATGTTTTTGTAGGTGAAGTTGGTAAATGGTTGCCATGGGATCCTGAACCAGATTCCAAACAAGTCAAAGATGCTGAATATGCTGAAAATGAATTGAACAATTTGATGAAAGCTTATAAAAAGAATCAAAAAGCTGCAGAAAAATATGAAGAAACCAGAAAATCTGAATTATTGGAAAAATCTCTTCAAGAAAATCTTGAAATCAGAAAGAAAACTAAAAAAGAAGTTCAAACTGAACTTGATAAATTTATAGATGCAAATGATGATACTAATGATAAAGAAAAACTAATCATTCAAGAAAATCTTGAAAAAACTCTAAAAACTATCGATGAAGAAATTAATAAACTTGAAAAAATGAATAAGAATATGTCTATTGATAAAAAAGATACTGAAAAAAAACTTGAAAGCGTTCAAGTTTCAGAAGATGAAATTAAGAAAACTGAAGATGAAATCGAAAAAGTTAAACAACAATTGAATGCTTTAGCTTAAAAAAATATATATAGTTAATATATAAATGTCAGTTGCTAGAACAATTTCTTTCATTCTATTTTTTACAGCTGTGATATCTATAGTTTATTCTTTAACTAAAGCTTACAATCAATGTCCTGAACCAAAAATAGAATATAAATATATTAGAAGAACTTTTAATAAAGAACAAGATGATCCTGTTGCAATTAAAAAAATTTTTGGAACAATGTTTGATCAACCTTCTCCATGGGTAGGGTATACGGATAGGGATTTAACCGAAGCAAGTATTAATGATTATAATATCTCTCAATAAACTTTTAATAATTATTTATTAATAATTATTAAATGTTATCCTTAATAATTTAATTTTTGATTAATTGGATAAGGAATGTAATTAATTGTATATCCAAATAAAAGTTACAAAAAATAAAGTATTTAGTTGTAATATATTGTTAATCTTCAAAATCAACATAAATTATTTCAAGTTATTATTTTCATTAATGCTATTGAAATAATTCTCTTGCTTTTTTAAATGTATCAATTTCAGTACTAATATTAAAAATATTAATTATGGTCACTATTTATAAATTTTTTTATTCTTTTTAGACGAAAAGTAATGGTTAATAAATTTAGAAAATTCTTTAATAATAAAATTATTAACTTTTAAATTTAACATTTAATATATAAAAATTATTTTATTTTAATAAAAATATCTTTTTATTAATTATATGTTACACTACACTGCTTTCGGTGATGTAAAAATAATTAATAAAAAAAATATTTCTAGAAAAAATATAACTAATTCTAAAAAAAGAATTATAGAAGGAATGGATGATACTACAACAACTGATGCTGCAACAACTGATACTACAACAACTGATGCTACAACAACTGATACTGATGCTACAACTGATGCTACAACAACTGATACTACAACAACTGATGCTACAACTGATGCTACAACTGATGCTACAACTGATGCTACAACTGATGCTACAACAACAGATGTACAGCCTTATTCAACAGATTTAAAAACCTTACAGATTGATGGAAATTTAACTATGACTGGACAAATAAATGCTAGTTCTTATGGTAACATTTTAATTGGTGCCGATGGTAAAATTTGTATTGGTGATTCTTGTTTAAATAAAGATAATATTGAAAAATTAATGCAATTACTAAATCAATAATTATGTATCTGATTTAACCTTTTGTTTAGCTTGATCCCAAGTTAAATCTTTATAATTATAAAATACTGGATAATGTAAATCACAAAACCATTTTTGATTATCTTTAATAATTTTTACATTTTCTCTTGTTTCTATTTTTTTAAAATTTAATAGAAAGAAATTACCATCTTTATAATTAATTTTGTCTCTATGGCAAAAACTACATTTTATATATAAATTACTCATTATTATTAATATATAAAATAGAAAATTATTTTATTTATATTTTTTCTACAATTAAATTGATTGCATTTCTTTTCTTAGCTAATGCAGTTTCAGGATCAAATAAGGGTACTCTCTTATTGTGTTTAGCATCATAATTTTTTTTACTATATTTTTTATACAATTTATTCCCAATTTCAAAATCTGGAACTGAAGAAGCTTTATACCAGAATACTTTATCTTCTAATTTTTTGCTATGTATTTTATTATTAATTACCATACATCCATAATCTGATGTAACTTCATTAAATACTTGTTGAAAAATATCAAATGTAGGAAACATACCTGCATAATGTTCATATAATCTTTTTCTATTACTTATAAAATCTTCACCTAATAAGAAAATATAGTCAAAGTTAGATCTTAATTCAGGAGGAATACCAAGGGAGAATTGCATAGTAAGAATAAATGAAATATGATGATGTCTACCATTGAAGAATAATTCTAAAATTTGATCATCTTTTAACCATTTTCCTTTAGAACTCATACAATCATCCATTAATAATAAGACTCTATCATCTTTCATTCTCTTTCCTGCTGCCAATCTTTTTTTATTATCTTCAACCATAATTGATTGTCTACTATATAATCGTGATAAAATATTACTTTCATATTTATTGTAAATATATAATGGTGGTATAAAATTTCCATAAAATGAATTAAGTTTTTCTGTTGGTGAAACAACTAAAGAAGCAGGTATATCTTTTTTTGCATGCATAATATCTCTACATACCCAACTCTTACCAGAACCTCTTTTAGCAATCATAGCAATAGTTGCATGATCGACCATATTAGCCATATCAAATTTCTTTAATTGAAGTTTTGATGCTCCAAATTCAATATTTTTAGTGCTATTAGATGTCATAATATTAAATTCAAGAAAATAAATTTAATATTAATACTTAAAAATCGGGTTGATCTGTGAAAATATTTTTTAAAGTATTTTCAGGTGAATAATTATTCATGGTTTCTAAATTTTGATTTACAACTAAATCATTAATAATAACTGTTTTATTTACTGGTTTTTCTTCAATAGATCCAATTAAAAAGTTAGCAATTAACCAAGTAATAATTGATGCTATCATAGGAGCTTTCATCATATGAAAGATACAAGGCTTAATATAATCGTCATCATCTTTTTTATTTTTATAATAATTTTGATAAATTTGAAAACCTGTTATTATTATAAAAGTTATTAAACTTAAAACAATAGGATTTTTAAAATTAAAATTTTCAGACATTTTATTATATTTATAACAAAATAAAAAAATGTTTTAAACTTTCATATAATTTTGGAAAAAATCTTTTTTACTTTTTCTTTTTGAAGTATCGTCATCTTGTAGTAAGTTATTTAAAAATATTTCACTAGCTATACTAGCTATTTCTTTGGTAGTTTTTTCACCATTTACATTTGAAAAAACATCTTCAAAACTTTCATCATTGAAATTTCCATGAGTATATGAAATACTGGTATCACTATCATCAGATACATTATTATACAATTCATTTTCTAAAATAGATTTTATATTTTCTTCATTTGGTTTACCTCCTGATTGTTTTAAACTTTTTTCTAATTCTTCTTTAATTAATGTAGTTTCTTCAGCACTACTGGGTTCATAGCTACTTTTTTTAGATTTTACAGATTTATTAGATTCTCTATTATTAACAATTTCTTCCTCTTTTAATTGATTAATAATATCTTCTTTATTCATATTTTTCATTTCTTCCATACTTCTACCTGTATTAACCGGTTTATGATTTTCTAATATATGATCTAAACTTAAAATTTTATTACCACCTTCTTGTTCAAACATAGGTTCATCATCACTAGTTAAACTAAAATCAGGAATATTAATGTTATTATTAACTTCTAAATTTATAGGACTTATTGGTTTTTCTTGTTTAAATTCATAATTTGTAGGTTCAAGATTTTGAAAACTATTTCTAGGTTCAAGATCAAAGGTGGCTTTATTAACAAAATCATGTTGTAACATATTTTTAATATTAGCTCCATTTGCTTCTGAAATAGATCTTTCAAAATCATCATAAGTTTCTTTAATAAATGTATTTCCTAAATATTCTTTTAAGATGTGTTTTACAGGTAGCATCTTTCTAATTGCTTCTTTTATTGCATCTTTAATTAAACTTATTGCATCTCTTTGATTTCTTTTTAATTCAATAGGAGAATATTCATCAAAGAATAGATAAGGATTATTCCATACTTCTCTAGCACATTCTATATATATCTTATGAATGAAATTATTAATATCAACTTCATCATAGTACTTTGAATCAATATTGTTGATATTTTTATTATTAGTTAAAATCATAATATTACTTTTTATAACAGCTTTAATAAGATCATTTAACCAATCAGCACATTTACAATTATTTAAAATTCTATCGGATTCAACTGATATTAATTCATTATTCCATCTGGGAACACCTCTTAAAAAGGTTTGAAAGTTTTTAAGAGTATTGTCTGAATCTGATATTTTTTTTGCTTCTACATAGAGAGAATTAAGACCTTGAAAAATTAAAGGAGTTAATATATTAACTAATGTAATAGTGTATTCATTTTTTATTTCCACTAAATAGTTCATTATAAATTAACAAATTAAAATATTTTTTTGAATAAAACTTAATTAATTAATTATCTTTTAAAAAAAATAATTAAAATATTAATCGATTAATCTAGGCATTATCACCTCTTTCGGATAAATAATCTCTTTGTTCTTTAGTAATACATACACAACCAGTACCATGATGTCCGGTGCAAGTATAATTTGTAGGGATATATTTACCTTCAATTAATCTTTCGTCTTCTTTGACGTCAAAACTAACTGGGTATTGGTTTCCACAGCAATTAGCTGAACAGATGTTAGTATCTATTTTATGGAAATCATTTAATTTATTATTGAAATTTTCTCTGATTTCATCATCTTCGGAATTTCTCATTTTTTCTAATTGTGGTAAAATTACTAAAAAGAAAACAGCTACCACAATTACAATACATATTAAAGATTGTGATTCTTCAGAATTGGCTAATCTATATTGCATTTTATATATAATAATTATATATATATTTTTTTTTACATCAATTATTTTGAATTAATGGCATTAAATATTTTGCTAAAGTAAATATAATCATACATGTTATAGTTAAATAATAGCTGAAATTAGATAATAAATACATTTCATGACATAATGATAAAGATCCACTACACATATAAAACATTTTTTCGGATATTAATGAGATTATAATAGATAAGATTGGAAACATATATGGACCTAAAAATCTTAATGGTTTATGACTTTCATTTAAATCTGTATATCTTTTTATTGAATTTTCTAATTTTTCTATTAAAATTAATTTACTATTATCTCTAGATATAATATCTCCTAAGGTTGCCATTTTTTCAAAATAATTTAATGATATTAATTTATTTTTATTAATTAAACTCTCAAATTTTTCAACTTCAATGAATTCAGAACTGATATGACAAATCTTATCAGCATTCTTAATAAATAAACTTAATGATTTATCAATTGCTAAATTATGTTGAATTTTTATGGTTGAATCTAAAATTGTTTGAGCTTCAGGAAATCCATCTTGATTCTTAAATATTTCAATATATAATTCTAATATAGAAGGTAGTTCCCTGGCTGATACATCTGCTTCTGCTATTTTTTTTATTTCAATTGGAGTATCAATAAATACCTTTCTTAAAAAATTACATACATTTTTAGTAAATTTAGGATTTAAATCTGATACAAAACCCAAATATTTGGAAGATATTGCTTGTAATCCTGGATGAGGTAAAAAGGAACAATCTATTTTTTCAAAACAATTTTTAATTTGATTTCTGGTATTATTCATATCTGAATAATTTGTGGTATTAAATACTTTATTAAGATAAACTTTGGAATAATTATCTATATCATCATTACTTTCATCAAAATTTTGCCAATCTCTTATTAAAAAATAAAGTGTTTGTAAACCATTTGAATCAGGAGCTTTTTCATTAGCTAATTGTCCATACGCTGAAAATAAAGCTAAATGTTGTAAATTATCTTCTTGAATTCTTTTATCAATATTATAAATAATATGAGAACTAATTAAAGAACTTATCCCGAAAAGCATAATTGTTTTTTGTTGATTAGTATTTAAATCGAATAAACCTTGAGTATCTAATAATAAAAAGGCAATTTCACCTTTGGTAGGATGTTTAAAAATAATAGGATTATTCCAAATCCATATACCCATTGTTTGACTATCAGAACCATTACACCATTTAAAACCTTTCTCATTATTTCCAGGTATTATTTGTAATTGATTTATCCATTCATCAATATTTATTAAATTTAATTCAGTATTGGCATTGTCTAGTAAAAATTTAAGAATAATATTTAGAATAAAAGATTTACCCGTTCTGAATGCTCCTATTATTGAAATAATAGATATTGGTATATCATTTGGAATTAAACTTATTACTTTTTCTAAGTTTTCTTTATAAAATTGAATATCATCATTTTCAAAATCAATTAATTTAACAGCTTGATCTTGATTATAAGTTTGAAGATTTCTATTAATAATATCTTTATTATCAGTTATTAACCTTTCTAAAACTTCAATTTGATCCAAATTTTTTTGCATTTATATTAAAATAAGATAATTTATTTTGATATAAATCAATTAATTAATTTGAATTTTTATTCATATGAATATAAGTTCTTTTTGAGGAATAATTTTCTTCATCATCAACTTTAAATCCAAATTTTTTATAGATTTCAACTATCTCATTATTTTTATTAAATGGACTTTCCTTCCAAACTGTTAATTTAAAACCTCGAAAATTTAAACCTTGATACAAATCTTTTGTTTTTTCCAAAAACCAATTAAACATAACTTTAAAAATTCCAATTCCTCTATATTCTTTATTAATGCAAACATTTTCTATAAAAACATGATTATCTATGTATCGATAACTTAAATATCCAATAATATTATTTCTGTCTAAAATAAATAAATTACCAGTTGTTTTTATTGGATAATTAGAAGAAAGTGTAAACTCGTTTATTATAATTGAATCATAAGATTTAATTTCATCATAAAAACAGGAATCTGGTTTCTTATACATTAAATTATCTAACTGTTCAATTTGTTTTTCATTTAAAAAATCCCAAGTGTATTTTTCACTATCTTTAATTATTGGAATAAACCATAATTTGATTGTCTTATTATTTATTTCAAGTTTTAATTCTAATTTGCTAGGTTTTTTTTTAGTATAATTAATATGATAAATTGTCATTTATATTATATTAATTATATATAATTTTCTAATATTTCTTCAATTGATATAAATTGAATTATATCATCATCTATTTTAATCACAAAATACCAAATATCTTTCATATAATATAAAGAAATTTTTATAATATTATCAAGATCCTCTTCTTTAACAGTGAAGTTATTAGATTCAACTAATATTTTAAATTCAGGATCTTTTAGATTTTCTTTAACTAATAATGATTTTTTGGTTAAACTTTTATCTTTTACCAAAGACCAACCCCAATACCATATATTATTTTTTCTATTATAAATACCAATATAATTAAACTTAGCAGATAATAACATTTCATTATTATCATTTTCTAAAATAATTATATCTTTATTTTCAGGATCCTTTCTTATTTTATAACTAACTTGAGGATCTAATAATTTTAACATATTTTGACTTAATTTATCATAATTTTTATCTATTTTTTTACTTAATTCACTCATTATTACTTTATAGAAATATATTTATTTAAAAAAAAATATACTTAATATTTATAATGGTTAAATTAAATAATGACATTTTATTAAATATATATTCTTTTGTTGGACCAAAAACAATTTATTTAAGTAAAGATTTCAATAAATATTTGAAGTGTCTTAAAAATGAATTCCAAAAAGAACCATTAAAACTTAATTATCAATTAGTTGAATTGAAAAGTAAATTTTTTAACAATACTATAGGTAGACCTAGTATTAAGGTAGGTATTTATACGGATTTAGAAATTAAAGGGAACGTTTACTTAGGAAATTATAATAAAATAAAAAAAAAATTCTATTTTTCTAAACAAATTGAAGATCAACTAATACCTGTTTCCACAATGAAATTATCAAATTCTAATTCATATTATGGTACAGTTGTTTACTGGGAATTAAACAGTTTATTACCTATTGACAATGACACTAGAATAAATAAATATCAATTAATTTACAATAAATATTCTTTTTAAATAATATATATGATTAATTTTACTGTAGGATTAATTTTAGCTTTAATTTATTCTATTTTAGTTTTTCCAAAAAATGTAGGAGAATGTCCTAAGATTAGTCCAACTATTTATCCTATTTTGTATAAAGGAATGATTTTTTTACCTTATGGTAAAAAGTCTTTTCATATACATCATTGGATAATTGCATTTTTCTTTTGTCTTTATTTTTATAATAAAAATCAATATATATATGGTTTCTCTCTAGGTCTACTACTACAAGGGTTAACCTATAATGATTCATATAAAATTATAAGCCCGAATCCGTATAATAAAAAATAAGTATTTATTAATAAATTATTTTTTATTGTTATTTTATTTACTGATTAAATCCGATATTTCATTTGAAGATTAATTTATAAAACTTTAAACTTTAATTTAAAGTATTTACTGGTTAAATCTATAATCATCTGATAATTTTCTTAAACTGACACATCTTTGGGTTGACACATATTCTAAATGTTCATTAGCATCACATATTGCGAATTCTGAATCAAAATCTACATTAGGAGTATCTTTAGTTTCAGCTTCGGCGACAGTTCCTAAGAAATCATTTTCATCCTTTTTAGGGTAAAAAAATCCTACACCATCTAGTTGAATTCTATATTTTCTACTACAAAATGAATCTTCTAAGAATTTAAGATTCCATTGTTTTTTCTTTTCATAAGTTGATAAAATAAGAAGTCTTTCAATTGGTTTTTTTACTCTGAATTTATGGATGAAACCATTTTTGTTTGGGTAGACAGCACATCCTACAATATAATCAGAAGTAAGTCTTTTATTAGGTGAAAAATATGCTACCAATTTATCATCTCCTAATCTGATATCATAAGGATTGAATGATTCTTTATTCATTGATCCATGATATAAAATTGTCCCTTCTGGAATAGTATATAATCTTGTTTTAGATGGTTCCATATAATCTAATTTACTTGAATTGTATAAACTCATATTATTATGATAAGTAAATTCATCATTGTCAACATCAAGATCATCCGAACCACCTTTTAATACAAAGGGTAAATCTTTAGTTAATCTATACCTTTTATTCATAGTTATATTATATCAATATAAAAAAATTTAAATTAATTATATTTTTATTAATAAACAAATAATATTAACCCACAAATGATTTTAAAAAAATAAATAAAATTATTTTTTTTTTAAAACCATCAAAATGGCATAAAAGTCCTCAACTTTTTTTTCAAATATAAACTACAATTTACCACTCATCGTCGTATACATCTTCATCAAATCTGTAGTAGGCTTCTTCATCACTGTTGTCCTGATTTGATACATACTCTCCATCGTAATTATAAGAATAAGAATCAGAATAAAAATCAGAATCATAATCAGAATCGTATGATTTGGTTCTTTTTACAGTAGCAGCATACTCTCTCTCCTTTGCTAGTTCCTTCTTCTTTGTCGCTTTATTAGTTGCTTCTATCTCATTTGCATTAGCAGTGATAGATAACCAATCCTTAGATTTACCCCAAAGACTCGGTTTAATACAAATAGAAGATCCTAAAGATGGAAAAGATTCTGAACTAGAAATCATTTTCTTTACTCTTTCTTGCTCTCTTAATGATTCTTCGATAGCAGCAGCTTTTGCAGCTCTCTGTCTTTGGACATTAAGTGGAACCAATCCATACTTGGTCAACTGAATTCCATAGCCTGATGACTCACCATACATCCAATCCCTTTTATCTAGGAGAAGGGATTTGGACCAATCGAACTTGTATGTATCACCACAGATACCACCTTTACAGTTGGCACCTCCTGGACACAAGTCTGATTTCTGCAAAGTTTTATTTTCCAATTTTTTCAAGCAAGAAAGAAATCTTCTACAGATATGTGACCTTCTACTGAAATGTTCTATCATGTCAGCAGTAAGTTCTAAGGATTCAAGCAAAGTCTTATCTTTAGAACTTGTGGCTTTCTTAATCAGAGTATTAATTCTATGATTCTCTGGATCTATAATTTGATGCGATAGTTGATGGGCAAAACCACATCTACTAGCTCCTTTGGAACAAGAGCATCCATATAGTCCCCATTGAGAGGCAGCGTGGTCTGTGCAAAGCATTTTCTTTCTTTGACCATTGGATCTAGAATTTCTTTGCCTTTTTTGTTTTCTTGGTCTAGAATCATGAGATCTAGGACCTCTGTGTCTAGAACCTCTAGTAATAGTGGATACAGTTACCCACTGAGACCCATCATCTCCTGAAGAGATCTGAGTTGATTTGAATCCAGAAGTTTTACTTTTGAACTCATTTCCAGATACCGTAGTAGCCGGAGTATAAAACATAGTTTTGTTAAATGATGACATGTTGTGAATTAATATGATTTTTTTTCTAAGTACACAACTGGAAATAAATATTTCAATTTTTTTTAATAAATATTAAAACAATAAAAAAATTTTTTTTGTTTTATATTTACTCCTTTATTAGCAACGTGATTCTAATAAAGATCTAGGCTCCGTGGCTCTAGACTATTTATTAACTCGAAAGTTAAACGGATAAGCTAATATATTTTTTCTAGGTCTTTGGCGACTAGAATTCTAATCTTCATTCCATTCATCTTCATCATCCCATTGATCATCATCCTCTTCTAACCATTGATCATCATCCTCTTCTACATAATAATCATCATCCTCATCCTCATCCTCATCCTCATCCTCATAAGGATGAATAACTGATGGCATACCCAGCTTTCTGAAGACAGCGGCTTGTTTTTCTATAGCAGCCTTCTCTCTTTCTGATTCCAAGGATCTGAATGTTGTAATCCTAGTCGAGTAATCTAACTTGGTTGCAACAATGGGTTTCCCATGTAGGTAGGACAGATTTTCCCCTTTATGCAGAGTATACTTATAGACATCACCATTGTGATGTAGTACTTTCTCTCCATAATCCAGTTCCAGCTCGTCAGCTTCATTGGCCTTGGTCTGCCAATCGGTTTCTTCCCATTTGTGTTCAGACTTAGGCTTAGCAGCTTCATCTTCTGAATCAGCAGCTTCATCTTCTGAATCAGACAAAGTAGCAAAGGAAGAAAAGACATTCTTAGGATTAGCTATAGGCTTAGCCATAGGCTTAGCCATAGGCTTAGCCATAGGAGCTGAATATCCTCCACCTAAAGAAGGGAATGCATCAGGATCAGAAAAAATTGCTTTTATCTCTTCCTCCTTTTTCTTTTTGGCTGCGATTCTTTGCTGTTCCTCCAATGGGATCAAGCCGAACTGAGTCAACCTGATGCCAGTTCCATCTGGAACACCAGAGTACCAGTCTCCCTTGTCCAGGAGAAAAGACTTGGAAATGTCAAAGTCAGGCCTATCTCCACAGACTCCTGCCATGCAGTTGAGTCCACCCGGACAAAGATCAGACTTTATGAGATCTCCAGACTTATGCTTTCTCAACGTCTTCAGGAACCTTGGACAGACTTTAGAAAGCCTTTCCACAGATTCCACATTCTTGGAAACCCACTGATCTCCTCCAGACAACATGAATCCTTGGAAGGACTTGTCGTCACCAGCCTGTCCCTTCTTGATCAAGTCAAGAAGATACTTGTGCTCTTGGGTAGGATTTTGGTTGGAAATGCCATGTGCATAACCACAATTATTGCCCCTAGAACAGGAACATTCCTGACCAAACAGATCTGCTGTGTTATCTGAGCAAAGCAGCGTTCTCTTGGGAGCTGGAGCTCTAGGTCTACCACCATTAGAAGCAGCACCTCTACCAACACCACCTCTGGCAGCGTGAGTGGCATGAGCTGGAGCACCACCTCTGCCAGCACCACCATTAGAAGCAGCTCTAAAGCTACTTGAGTAGGAGGAATTCCTCCTAGGAGTAGAGATCTTCTCTTCTCCGTTATTAGATTTATTCGTAATTGACTTCATCTTAGTTATAATAAAAATTTAAAAATAAAGGGGGTCTACAACAAAAAAAAATTTCAACTTTTTCAATATTTTATACAATTATCTAGATTATAATCATATACAAATATCGTGATTATAATCATATACTAATATCGTGATTATAATCATATACTAATATTTTTTAGAAGTTATAAAGAAATAAAATTATTTTTTTATAATTTACCCCACAAATAGCAACGTGATTCTACTTGTGACTGAGGCTCCGTGGCTCTCAGCTATTAATTAGTAAGGACAAATCCCTACTAACGGATTGGTAAAAATATTCATAGTCTTTCCTATGTGTCATTTAGACCAGCATGCAAACTAGTCCTCCTCCAACCAATCGAGATCCTCATCATTCAATACGAACTGAACTGATGACTTGGTCGCTGTCTTCTTGTCAGACATGACAACTGGTACTTTATGAAAAGGAACAGGATCAGAATCATCCCATGCAGAGTTGTCTTCCTCATTCTCATCATCCCAACTATCAAGCAGAGCAACTTTCGCTTTCTGCCTGATATCTGGTACTTTGGGAACAGGATCATCCCATGCAGAGTTGTCTTCCATCGTGGACCAATCCACTGGAGGATGATAGGCATCTCCTTGGTAAGTATGAACCGGTTCCTGTTCCTTAGCCTTAGGCTTAGGAACCTTGGGTGCATTCTGCACATCGAAAGGAACAATCCCAGGAGTACATATACCTTTACCTGAAGGGACACCCGTCATCACGAACTGTTCATCAAGTAGCCAACCATCCCTAGGGTCCATATCAGGAGTGTTTCCGCAGATACCGTTCTTACAGTTGATTCCACCCGTGCAGATGTCATCTTCCGTAATCGGCTCTTTCTCATCAAACTTATTGCAACATTCAATGAATTTGGGACAGAATCTCATTCTCCTCTTGAACCATTCCCAGTTGATCTTCCCCCACTTGGATGTCTGGAGCAATGAAATATTTGCAAGTTCAGTCTCATCGCAGAGAACCCCGTTGAACCAAGCAGAGTCCTTGGTAGGATCCTGGGATTTCCTGAAGTGTGCAAACCTGCATCTTTTGCCATAGGGACATCCATTACCAGCCAGGAAATTCTTGAGAGTATCCTTAAGACACAGTTGAGTCTTGCCATCCTTAGGAGCATGCAATTTGTCCCAGAAAGAACAAGGTTGGCAGACATCAACGTCTGAGCTCCCCTTCTGATGCTTGGCCTTTACCTGTTGCTGAGGCTGAGGCTTAGAAGCAGCCTTAGAAGCTTTCGATGCCCACGAACCAGCAGCAGCAGTAGCAGTAGCAGTAGCAGAAGTAGCAGCAGTAGCAGAAGTAGCAGCAGTAGCAGTAGCAGTCGGCTTGACTTTCCTTGGCCTTTGCCTTTGATTTGGATTGGTCACAGTCGTCCATCCTCCATTCTCTTCCTCTTCCGCCTTCTTAATCTGCGTGTCTTCCTCCTTCTTCATCTGCGTGTCTTCCTTCTTCATCTGCGTGTCTTCTTCCTTCACTGAAGCCAGTGAAGGAAAAGCGGTTGCGGAGGTAGGGCACATTTTCGCAATGTGATCATCAAGACCACAGTGAAAACAGCCTCTTACCTTACCGGTTCTGCCCTTGTTGCCATTGTTGCCCTTGTTAGGACAATCTTGGACTTTGTGACCTGTTTGATTGCATCTATAGCA